TGAACTAACAGCAAGTGAGTTGGACTTGATTATTTCATTCGGCAATCAGTTTGCTAAGAAGCAGACACTATCAGAACGGCAGAGGGAAATACTTTACGAAATCTACAAGAGGCGAACTTGAAAGGAGACCATCATGAAAGTATGGTTGACACTACCACATAATAACCCCAATAGTTCTTACATTGATCTATGGACCGGTAAACCAAGTAAAAATAGGTTCGATGATTCCGGTGTATTTTTCACACATAATAGTGGCAAATTGCTTGTATGCCGTTACCATCTGCTACAATTATTAAAAGGGACGGGTGTCCGACCACCACGAAAAGGACAGATCGTTGAGATTGAACTAACCGCTAAGAAAGGAAAACGAACATGATCACAGACCACAACAATGAGAAGTGGAGCAACAGGCAACTGCTTGAGAGGGCGGCTATGCAGGAGACCATTATCAACAAATTGAAAGCCAGGATCTCCGAATCGGATGCCAAAATTGCAGAATTGACAAAATGCCACCTGGAAGCCGAGAAGGAATTGCTTGAGCGGGAGGAACTCGTCGAGAAGTTGCAAGAGAGACTATCCGCAGGACAGGAGGGAACATGAAAGAAGCATCCGTGGTAGGTATGTTGATTTACTGGATGCGCCGATTGTTTTCAAGTGGGGGTAAAGCTCATACTGTTCATAGTTGGCAAATAATTGCATATCTAATTGAGCTGGAACGGAAAAATGAATCCAACAACGTTAGACGCCTACAAACTACTACATGATGGAATCCTTGCCTTCGCTCGAGCCGAGCAGGCCGGAATGAGAATTGATGTTGAGTATTGTGAACGACAGAAGCTTCGACTTACCTACAAAATGAACCTGCTCGAGAAAGAATTCAAGCAGACTAGCTTCTATAAGCACTGGGAACATATTTTTGGGGCTAAGACAAACACAGATTCTAACTGGCAGTTGGCCCACATTCTCTACACTGTCAAGAAGATAAAACCAGCTAAAACTACAGCGAGTGGAAAGGGGTCGACGGATGAAGACGCTCTTAGCCAACTGGACATCCCAGAGATAAAAAGTATAATGCAATCCAGGAAATTGAAGAAGCTGCGAGACACCTATCTTGACTCTTTTATACGAGAACAAGTAGATGGGTATATCCATCCATTCTTTAACCTACACACGGTTCGTACGTACCGTAGTTGTGTTGCTAAGGGTAGCAAAGTAATGGCTATACGCAACTTTTTGGAGTATCGAGAAGGAGTCCCGATTGAGCAAATCAAAGCCGGTGATTATGTATATTGCTTCGATGACAACCTTAGGCCAGCTATTCGTAAGGTTCTGTGGGCAGGAAAGACTGGGCATCGAGAAGTGGTTAGAGTCCACTGGCGAGGAGCCAAGGGGAACACGGGATTCTTAGATGTAACTCCAGAGCATTTAGTCCGACATATTAGTGGAAAATATGTTCAAGCTAAGAATCTTATTGGTGATATGAGAACTTTTAGTGAGAGTAAACATGCTCCGTTAGTGCGAGTATTGTCTTGCCATCGATTGAAAGATAGACTGTACTTTACTGGGTTCTTTGGCAAAGATGGAGTCGGCTTAGCGGAGCACAGGTTTATTTATTCTCAAATGATTGGTTTCTTGCGTCGAAATGATAAAGTTCACCACAAAAATGGGAAGCATTTCGATCATTGTGTAGAAAACTTGGAGAAAATATCTGCGGCTGAGCATGCTAGACTACACACAACCACACGTTGGAGTCGTTTGTCTTCTGAAGACCGTTTGAAGTATATTAGGATTCTTCGAGAAGCTTGGCAAGGAGGACTTTTCCAACGAAAAGGCACAGAGCACCCAAGTTGGCTTGGACTAACAAAGTGGCAATGTCTTAAACTTATCTCTCAGTATGGAGGTAAGATTGCTTTAATAGCAAAAGATGGACAAGTTGACTTCAATACTTTCAAGAAGTACTTACAAATCCATCAAATTGACCCCAAAGTAGTAAAACTTCGATACGACCGCCACGGATTGTATATTTCCAAAGGACGGCTGAAGCGATTGCACTCTCTTGGGCGAGCCAAAGTTTCTAGTGAACTTGGGCATAATTATTACAAGTTGCTAAAGCTCTACAAGCTATACGAACTTGATCCTAGTCGCCGATGGGGTAACCAATTTGGTACATTTGTTGTCAACAACCATGAGATAACCAATGTCGAGTGGATCAATAAAGCAGTGGATGTATATGATATTGAAGTAGAAGATTACCATAATTTCATTGCAAATGAAATTTGCGTGCACAATTCGAGTGACCGTCCCAATTTTCAGAATATCCCTAAGCGGGATGAAGAAGCGATGAATATTTGTCGACGGGCCATATTCCCCCGCCCTGGTCATCAACTTGTAGAAGTTGACTATAGCAGTATCGAAGTTAAGATAAGCACATGCCATCACAAAGATCCAGTGATGTTAAAATACATGACAGATCCTACAAGTGATATGCATAGAGACATGGCCATTCAGATTTTCAAACTAAATCTTTACGATAAAACAAAGGTGGGGCATTACCAACTACGACAAGCTGCCAAAAACGGGTTTGTATTCCCACAATTCTACGGGGATTATTATGGCAACTGCGCTGAGAACATGGCCTGTGGCTGGTGTAAGCTGCCGAAGGGCGAGTGGCGTCTAAGTCAAGGCATCGAGTTCATAGATGGGTATATTAGCGACCACTTAATTTCAGTGGGGATTAAATCATTCGACAAGTTTGAAGAGCATGTAAAAGCCGTAGAAGAAGATTTCTGGGATAACCGCTTCAAAGTATACCAACAGTGGAAGGATCGCTGGTGGGCAGAGTACCAACGAAATGGATACTTTGATCTACTAACTGGCTTTCGTTGTTCGGGATTAATGAAAAAGAATGACGCTTCTAATTACCCGATACAAGGGGCGGCCTTCCACTGCCTTTTATGGTCGTTTATTGAGATTGATCGAATCCAGAGAGAGGAAAAGTGGGACAGTAGGTTAATTGGGCAGATCCATGATGCAATTGTGTTAGATATCCATCCGTTGGAACTGGAGCACGTAATAAAAACTGTAAAGAGAGTGACATGTGTAGACCTGCCCAAGAAGTGGTCATGGATCATCATTCCACTTGATGTTGAAGTCGAAGTTTGTGAAGTTGATGAATCATGGAACAAGAAACGGCCGCACAAGATTACGGCATAGGATAAATCATGGTAGATATAACAGTGAAGGATTTAATGAAGCACAAAGAGCAGTTAGAGGTGGCAATTACACATTTCTTGTCTACAAAGTTCCACGACTTCTCTATAGAAACTGGAGTTGGTATTGCTGGTATAACTGTACAAATGATGGATTCTTCCCCCCTAATAGGTCCACGAACTTTTGTGGTCGAGGCAACTTTCGTAAAAATGATTCTAGGAGACTGATATGGACTACGGACGTTGGAGTGATAGAATTTGGACTAAGAAGTCCCGCAATTCGAGGATGAAAAGATTGCGTGAGAGACAAGTTGTTCCTGTTGATCACAAGAAAATGGAAACGTCAAGATTCCGCAGTTTTGTTAAGAGTGTATTTAGAGGGAAGGTAAAAACATAATGCCTACTATGTGGGACTCCAGTTTGAAGAACGCAAAGTGTGATAGATGTGAATCTCCTGCACAGACTTGGAGGACCTATCGCATGCCCATAATCCCACTCTGTTTCAGTTGCTGGACTAATGAGTTATACAAAGAAGGGAGCAAAAAAGATGTCTCTATTCAACAAGTATCGGCCGAAAAGCTTCGAAGAAATACTGGGGAATGAAAGCCTCCTGGCAGCGTTACAAGCTGATCTCCAGAAAGAAGAGTGTCCTCACGCCATCCTACTTTCCGGACAAGTGGGATGCGGAAAAACATCTTTAGCCAGGATTATTGCAAGTGAGGTTGGTTGTAAAGGTCACGACTTTCGGGAAGTCGACAGCGCTGACTTCCGTGGTATTGATACTATAAGAGAAATTCGCAAGCAAGCTCAGTTTAAGCCACTAGAAGGGGATTGTCGGGTATGGTTAATTGACGAAGCCCACCAAATGACCAAAGATGCACAGAACGCCCTACTGAAAGCATTAGAAACCCCACCATCTTATGTCTATTACATCTTGGCTACCACAGATCCGGACAAGTTAATAGATACCGTTAAGAGTAGATGTGCCAAGTACCAAGTCAACCCCCTAACAGATAAGCAGATGTTTAGGTTGCTAAGAAGAGTAGCCAAAGATGAGGGGCAATCTTTGGATGATGAGTTAATGGAACAAATTATATTGGACAGCCAAGGCCGTCCAAGAGATGCTTTGCAAATACTAGATCAGGTCTTAAGTGTAGATCCAGGCCAACGTCTCTCCATTGCTAAGAAGCAAGCGGAGTTACAGAACAAGTCTATTGAATTATGCCGTGCCTTGATTCAAAAAGCCGGCTGGAAGAAAGTGGGTAATATATTAGCTGGACTTAAAGATGAAGATCCGGAAAGAGTTCGCCGAGCAGTACTTGGGTATTGCAGTGCGATTCTTCTAAAGGATGATAACTCTACTGCGGGGGTAGCAATGGAGCAAATGATTCAACCATTTTACAACACTGGCTTCCCAGGTTTAGTCTTTGCTAGTTATTCAACTGTTAAGCTATCTGGAAGTTGAAAAAACCTTAGGGGACAATAAGATATAGGGTTATAATATAAACATGGAGTTAAAAAATTATGTTGGACTTAGATTTGGATTACGATCGAGATAAGAAAGTAGATCCGGACGCTCTAGATGTCGAGTGGTTAAGGCACGCTGAGTTAGCCCATAAGTACATCAAGCATGCTACGCGATGTCGTAGAGCAGAAAGGATGGCCGATGAGAAGGTCAAGGTTACTCGAGCGGAATTGATTCGAGAGGCAAACCAAGACCCTAAGAAAACTACTGGGAAGGATAAACCTAACGCGGCTGATATTGAAGCCTACTATCGCTCTCATCCTGACCACATTGAGGCTAAACAGGAGTGGATTGATTCCGCCTATGAAGCTGACTATGCGGAGATGGTACAGAAAGAAATATCTTGGGGAAGGAAAGCTTCCCTTGAAGGTCTGGTGACACTGCATGGAGCCAATTACTTCGCCGGTCCTTCTGCTCCTAGAAACCTTTCCAAAGAGTGGGAAAGAAAGCGAAAGCAAGATCAGATAGACGCCAATAATATTATTGGCTCGGCGATTATGAAGAGGAAGAAGTGACATCAATAGTTCAGATTATCATTGGAACAATGCTTGGCATTTTTGTATTGACGCTTATTGTGTATCTGGTTTCTGTCGTACAGATGGTAGCGTGGATTCGAACATTTAACTTTGTAGTCAAACTCAATAAGGAGAAGCAGAATGAAAAGCAGGTTTAGTATTCCAAAAGGACAAGTAGCAGAAGACGCCATTAAGCAACAAGCCAGAGGTTCCACGTACGGTCACTTGGCGCTTCCACGTGGAACCAACGTATTCAAGGAAGAGCCAAACTCAAGAGCCCACTTGGACTTCTTGACATACATCGTCACAGATCCAAAGCATCCAGATAGAGATGATAAACGAGGGCAAGCGTTGCCTAACGCTCCCTGGTACAGACGTCCATACCGACTACACCGAAATGTAGGAGTGAGCAATGAGAGTATGGTCTGTCCTACGAGTATTGGTAAGAAGTGCCCTATCTGTGAGCACCGAACCAAACGAAACAAAGAAGAAGCCGATAAGGAAGAACTGAGAGAGCTAAGAGCTAGTCAGCGAAATCTGTACATCGTCATACCAAAAGATAGCAAAGATTATGAAGACAAGCCATACATCTGGGACATCTCACAATACTTGTTCCAGGACATGTTGAATGCCGAGCTTAAAGAAGATCCGGATAGTAGAGAATCATTTACAGATCCAAACGAGGGACTTACACTAAAAATTCGGTTTGGAGAAAACCAGATTGGTAAAAATAAGTTTGCGGAAACTAGTCGTATTGATTTTGAGTCAAGGGACTATGTATACAGTGACAGTTTACTTGAGAAGCTGCCAAATCTGGATGAATGTTTAATCATCATGTCTTATGACGAACTACACGCTAAGTTCTTCGGGTTGGAAGAGGGAGATGGAGAGACTGTTAAGGTCAGCCAGGTAGGTGACGACACGCCCGACATTAAGCCTAAAAGGGCCGTCATTGAGCCCAAACCCCAAAGGGGCGCCCAAGATAAGGGGGCCGATGACGACGAGTCTGTCACAAGCCGTATACAGAGAAAGTCCAAACCGGAGTCTCCATTTGAGGAGGATGAGAAACCCAGACGGCCCAAGACCATAATCTACGATGATGAAGAAGATGATGAAGAAGAGGGCGCTGTCAGTGGACCAATGCGTCACCGAGCCAAACCTAAGGACGAGGAAGAAGAAGAATCTCGTCCAATACGGAAGAGTAAACCAGTCCAGTCAGATCTACCCTTGAAATCAAAGTCCAATGGCAAATGTCCAGCAGGACATGAGTTTGGTAAGGACTGCGAGAAGTTTGATGAGGACTGTGGTGAATGCCAAATCTGGGAGGCCTGCTATGAGGCCAAGGGTAAACTGCATCGGGGGCAGAAATGACAGAGAAAAGTGTTTTTCACGTACAAGAGCGATTGATTGGTGGATTTATTCCACAACCAATGGCAGAAAGGCTAGCTCTAGTCACTACTTTCAGGGGGGTAACTAGGGCCAAGATCATTCGTGACTATATTAAATCATATCTTAAAAAGGCTAGGCCGGATGAAGAAATGATCCAGGCTATCGCCAAAAAGGCTTTCGCCACTTGGTATTCCAACCAGGAAGTGGATTTTGAAGTGTACCGAGAACAGATCGAAGGCAGCTTAGGTCGAAAGAAAATCTCAGAGCAACATATTCAACTGATTCTACGAGAGGTTGATCAACTACATGAGGAGACTAAAACTAAGCGAACAAGTAAAATCTCACGCCGATGATGCGGCACCATCACACAGAAAGAAATATCCATCAAGAATTAGTACTGGTAGTACTTTGTTAGACTTAGCTATATCCGGCGGGATCTCTCGTGGTGGTGGGTTGCCAGGTGGGATCTTGGTAGAAATATTCGGACCCCCTAGCTGTGGAAAGACGGTCCTACTAAGTGAAATAGCAGGTAATGTCCAACGACAAGGTGGCGAGATTGTATTCTACGACCCCGAAGCCAGATTAAACAAACAATATGCCAAGATGTTTGGGCTGAATACAGAAGCAATAACGTATTCAAACCCAAACACGGTGCCAGAAGTATTTGCTCCTGTTCGTACATGGGCTCCATCAGGACAAGGAATAAATGGAATTTTCGCTGATAGCTTGGCGGCACTCTCTACAGAAATGGAGATGGAAGATGATGATAAAATGGGGATGCGGCGAGCCAAAGAATTCAGTCAGGAACTTCGCAAGACTTGCAGGATTCTAGCTGACAAAAACTTCTTGATGGTATGCAGTAATCAGGTAAGAGTGAATGTCAACGCCGGCCCGTATGAGCAGAAGTATCTTACATCTGGAGGGATGGGAATTCCATTCTATGCTAGTCTCAGGCTTAGGTGCAGTAATCCTCAGAAGATTCCAAGAGACGTAACAATGCCATCAGGCAAAGTCGTCAAGCGCATAGTCGGAGTTGAAACTACAATCGACGTATTCAAAAGTAGTATTTGGAAACCATTCTACTCAACTGTTGTCCCCATAATTTTCGATTATGGCATCGACGACATCCGCACAAATCTACAATTCGTTAAAGTCCACACCAAAGCTAAAGTATTTAGCATCCGTGGCGAGAAGTTAAGTAATAGTTTGGAGCATGCTTGTCGCATTGTGGAAACCTCCAAACTGGAAAGCGACCTGCGGATAGCAACTATTGATTTATGGGAAGATATTGAAGCAAAGTTCACGCAAGAAAGGAAACCTAAGCACGGATAAAAGGGAGGATCTAATCATGACCAAACTCAACGGTTTGCTTACCGAATTAACCCGCAAGTGGGCCTATCACCATGACCAAATAACCAAGATAGATGCCGCCTTGTCGTCACTTAAGGGCATAGATGGCATACACGAAGAACCCATACAAGTATGGACCAAAGAAATGGGCGCGTCTAGCATTACCTACAAGCACGGCAAACTAAAGCCACAGTTCTTTGCCACCGACTATATTCGGCGCAAGGGCAATGAAGTGACGATGAAGGAGTTGTTCTCAGAATACTACAAAACCATTGGGCAAGCGCTTCCTGCAAACTCGAAAGAAAGAATAAAAAAGTATCAACAATTCAGTGGTCACTTCGCCACAGCCAGAATAAAAGGCAAGTTTGTCCGCAAGCTGTACAGATTGGAAGGCGTCGGACGTGAGCTATACATCAATGTTGACTCGGCTATTAAGTTGCAAACAAGTAAAGTAGAGCAGAATCCGGATATGATAATCAAGGAGATTGTCTAGTGAAGCGCACTAAGTTCCACGACAAAAAGAAACGCATTAGGGTTAGCTCTGCAAAAGCCAAGGGCCGTGATTTGCAGAAGTGGTGCTGTGAACAGATAAGCAAACTCACTTGCATACCATGGGGTAAGGATTGTGATGTTGAGTCTAGGCCAATGGGACAGAGTGGGACGGACGTGCGGTTGAGTAAACGAGTTCTTAAACTATTTCCTTTTTCAGTAGAGTGTAAGAGACAAGAAAACTGGTCGGTCCCCTCATGGATTGAGCAGGCTAGACAAAACCAACTCCACCACACCGATTGGTTACTCGTCATGCGGCGTAGTCATAAGCCGCCTGTCATAGTGATGGACGGTGAAGCGTTTTTCAGACTTCTCGAAAAGGTTAAAAAGCCATGTGGGGACTCATCGTAACTGGGTTAATCTGTGTAATAGTTCCATTGTGTCTAGTTGCATTATGGGCATATTGTGCAAGCAAAGACATAAAGACATACGATCAAAGTTATCTCTACAAAGAGATGCCGAAATCCTGTAAGTATTATGAAGAATTGCTGAAGAAGAGAAAGAGATTCCAATGATCTCATCTATTTCAATTTCCAACTTCCAGAGCCACCGATCAACTAAGCTCGACCTACATCCGGGTGTGAATGTGATTGTGGGGTCAAGCGACGTCGGCAAAACTGCGGTAATCCGCGCCCTACGTTGGCTGGTTTGGAATCGACCTAGCGGGGATACCTTCCGCTCAACGTGGGGTGGAGATACCAAAGTAGTCATAGAGCTGGACAAGTTAGTACAAATTGCCAGATCAAGAGGAGCAACCAATGCCTACTATCTGGATAATACTCAATTCTCAGCTATTAGAACGGATGTACCACTAGAAGTACTTGCCGCCCTTAACTTTGACGAAATTAACCTGCAGCAACAATTTGACCGGCCATTCTTACTTGACTCGACTGCAGGAGAAGTAGCTTCTCACTTCAACCGGGTGGCCCATTTAGATGTGATTGACCGCGCCTCACGAAACGTGCAATCTTGGCTAAAGAAGCTGGGCCAAAGTATCGACGCCGATAAGCAGCGAGTCGCAGAACTTCAGAAAGACCTTTCTTGCTTTGAAGGCCTTGAAGATCTCGAGACTAGGGTTGAGAAGCTTGAGAAAGTTACATCTAAAGTAAATGACCTAACCAATAACAGGCTTCATCTAGAACAACTAATTTCACATATTATTGTTACGGAACAAGCGATCATTCAGATCGGGAGTCTTGTGAAAGCAGGGCCAGCGGTCAATCACGTGATTGAGTTGCACGCCAAGAAGAAAATCATCGGTGAGAAAGCCACAGCGTTAGCGACGGTTGTATCCCAAACTTCTAATGCAGAAAGAGAGCTGGTAATAGCTGAAGAGCAGGTCGCCAAACTAAGCAATGAATTCAGTAGTTCATTCCCATCAATATGTCCGCTTTGCGGGAGTAAAACTAGATGAGAACAACTTTACCTGCTTTCAAAGTAGACGTGATCTATACAAGCGATTGGCATTTGCGGGAATCCACACCAGTTTGTCGAACGGATGACTTTTGGGAAGCCCAATGGAAGAAGGTTTCTTTTGTGGCGGAATTACAGAAAAAATATCAGTGCCCTGTTATTCATGCGGGGGATTTATTTCATCACTGGAAACCCAGCCCCTATTTGCTGAGCAAAACAATACAGCGCCTCCCCAAGAACTTTGCAACCATCTATGGCCAGCATGATCTGCCCCAACATAATCTAGAATTAGCCCAGAAAAGTGGGATACATACACTGGTGGAAGCCGGCGCTATGAGACTATTAGTTGGTGGAGTGCATTACGGTCTTGAACCGTGTTCAGTTGTAACATGGGACGGAAAAGCTGTATTAGTTTGGCATAAGCTGGTCTGGACTGGCTCACCGCCATGGCCTGGATGTGAAGAACCAACTGCCAGAACGGTGCTCAGAAAGTATAAGCAATATGATTTGATTGTCACCGGAGATAACCACCAGCCTTTCGTAGTAGAGATGGATGGGCGACTGCTGGTCAATCCAGGAAGCCTGACTAGACAGACGGCAGATCAAGTAGATCACACCCCCAGAGTTTATCTTTGGTCGGCTGAGACTAACACAGTCAAACCGGTATACGTCCCCATTTCCGAAGGGGTTATTAGCAGAGAGCACTTGGAGCGGCAGGCTAGGCGGGATGAACGAATTGAGGCTTTTGTTTCAAAACTGGATACTAGTTGGGTAGCTGATGTTTCATTTGAGTCGAACCTGGAAAGATTCCAGAAAGAAAACAATATTTCGTTTCAAGTAATGGAGATAGTTCACAAAGCGATGGAGCAGGAATAATGATAGATGAAAAACAATTGTGGCAACTAAAGACAAGGATTGACCAGGCCAAAGTGAAAGCCAACGAGCTACAAGGGCGACGTGACTTGCTATTACAACAACTCAAAGACAACTGGGATTGTGGCTCTCTGCAGGAAGCTGAGAAGAAAGTAAAACAGATGACTGTTGAGATCAACGAGATCAACGCCCAGTTAGCCAACGGGATTGCCAAAGTGGAAGAGCAGCTGAAAGGAATCGGGCAATGAGTTCCGTCCAATCTTTACGAAATTTACTCGAGCAGAAGAAGGGCAAGCGAGACCACCTGCTGCAACAAATACGAGATACTCGGCATAAGGTTAGATCGCAAAGGGTGAGTTTACAGGAGCATGAGCAAGCCAGAGAAGTCATTCGCTCAGTCGGACTAAAAACCCAACAGCAGTTACAATACCACATCTCAGACATAACTAGCCTAGCTTTGGAGGCAGTTTATGAAAATCCTTATACTCTAGAAGTGGAGTTTATTCAGCGTAGAAACAAAACGGAATGTGATTTATTCTTCAGTCGCAATAAAGAACGCATCGATCCACTATCAGCCGCAGGAGGAGGAGCGGTCAATATAGCCGCATTCGCCTTACGAGTGGCATCATGGTCGATGCAACGTCCACGATCTAACAATGCCCTAATCCTGGACGAACCATTTGGTAATGTTTCTCAAGACTTGCTGCCACGAGCTAGTGAGATGTTGAAGCAAGTAGCCGTTCGGCTTAAACTGCAGATTATAATGATTACACACGCAGAAGAACTAGCAGCCACAGCTGACAAAACATTCAGAGTAAAGTTGCTTCGTGGTGTATCAGAAACGGAGGAGGAATAGATGGATAAATGCTTTACTTGTGGTAAAGAAGGCTCGGTATTCAAAAGCCAAAGTGGCAGGCGAGTTTGCATCCTTTGCATTCAAGACGAACTTTATGGACGTAATGATTGGGGGGCTCATAGTGAAGTTAAAGACCCTATTGATGAAATAATAGAACGTTTGCGCAAGAACCCCATCGAAGGCCTTCTAGCTAGTAGATTCCGAGAATCTTCTAAATAGTAAATTAATAATGTAAAGCCTGTGACGGAGTCACTGTCATTGACCCCCTACCCTAGGTAGCGGGAGTCAGGCTAAAAGCTCGTGACAGGCTTTACATTTAGGAGTATCTGGCGGATTAAACTCCCATAGCCAGCCCATTATTTTGACCAAGGCCGAAAAGACAAACAGGGCCGGTAGGAGCATGGAACCGGCCCTGTCGGACGGAAGTACGATTGCCGTTTTCCTAATACCTCCGTCTACCTCAGCTCAAATTACAGCGGTTCCTCAACTGGAGGCGGATCAACCGGAGGCGGCGGCGGAGGGACTACAACCGTTCCACCTGCTGCCGTTGCCTCTAGACTGGTCTTCACCGTGTCGAGATGGGCACTGATTTCCTCCAACGCTGGCTGCAACTCCTCCGGCGAAACACCGGCATCGATCTTGGCATTAAGCGCGTCGATCTTCGCCTGGATGGCCGTAAGTGCCGCAGCGCAAGCATTAGTGAACGTATCCACCTTAACGGCAAATTCTACCAACTGTTCTCTTGCACCCATAATTATCCTCTTTAGTTCTTCCT